CGATATAAGTGTTAGGCGTATCGCTCATCGGATTACCGTTCGAGTTAGCGGAGTACTTCACATGGAAGAACTGAGATGTACCGGGAATGCCTTGCGATCCGGTAGGACCTGTTTCACCTTTAGGTCCTGTCGCACCTGTTGCACCCTTATCGCCCTTATCCCCTTTGTCACCCTTGTCACCCTTCACCTTCGTCCAAGTATAAGCAGAGAATGTAGTACTGTCTGCCGCCGTGAAGTCGGTATACTGTCCAATGTATGCGCCCGGTGTCTCACCATTGTTTGCCGTGAACGTCGTACCATTATCCGAGTATTTGATATGCAGATAGGTAGTCTTACCGTTCGCTCCGGTTGGTCCGGCGATACCTTGATCTCCTTTCACACCCTGCGATCCTTTCAACTGCACCCACTTGTATGAGACGTACCCGGTTGGAGCGGTCGAGCTAGTTGTCACCGCAGTACCGATATAAGTGTTAGGCGTATCGCTCATCGGATTACCGTTCGAGTTAGCGGAGTATTTCACATGGAAGAATTGGGATGTACCAGGGATACCTTGCGATCCGGTCGGTCCCGTTTCACCTTTAGGACCTGTCGCACCTGTTGCACCCTTGTCGCCTTTATCCCCTTTGTCGCCCTTAGAAATATGCTTAAGCCAATCTGTGGCGGTTTCACTTGGTTCTTGATTGGTTTTATCTTCAATACATATATATGTACTTCCGTTATGTGTTACTTCGTCATAATAGAAATATGTTCCAGATTTCCATTCCCCTTTGAATGCCGTTACGGGCACTTCTGTAACCCCATCTTGCGAAAGTTGTTTGATGGTTCCAGTCATGTAGATATTACGTAAATACGCACTATGTCCGGTCATATCAAGACCGAATAGCTTTAAATTAGACAAGTCGCCTAGCTGCATAGCAATCATACCTACCTTTATTTCCCAATCGCTCACGCCTACAAGATAACGGGAATAGCTTTGAGTTGAATAGCTAGACCTTTGACGATCCGCATTCGTGAAGTTACCATACGCAACGAAGTGCATTAGCTTAGCAGGATGGCAAGAAGTGCCACTTCTAAGCACGTATTTAAAGGTCGAATTACTCAGTTTTTCGGTAATACGAAAATAGGCGGTCTGAAATCCTGTTTGGTTGTTAAATATGCCTTTACAAATATCATCCACTGCCAAGCTAGCCAACTCGCCCGGTTCTAGTTTAAGTGTAATGGTTCGACTTGACGTGTTTACTGATTCTATTATACCGCCGCCCGGCGCGTTCCATTCTTCTCCGGCTATAACAGACACACGGTTATATCTTAGTTCGTCAGCCTCTAAAAATTCATTAACACGAAGCGATTTAAACTCTGCATCACCGGAAGCCTTGATTATCCATCCTAGCAACTTAGACGCATAATTAGCAGAGGAAATGTCACCGGAAAACTTTGCAATAGCCGCCGCTAAAACGCCTATCACATCTATCCCACCTTTAAAGTGAATAAGCTTCTCAGCCGTATCCTCTATGATCTTACTTAAATATTTACCGTCTGCTACTTCTTCCGTAGAAATTTTGTGCAGTTTAAAATGTTCCCTGCCATCTTCTTTAGAAATAGTTTCATCCTCTACCAATACATATATACTCTGTTCTCCCTCTATGGATATTACTTGACCGGAATAAGGCAAATATGCTTCTGTATCCGTATTGCGTGCATAAGCAGTCGCATCCTCTATGGTAGTCCATGTTTCCGTTGAATCAATAGGAAAAGAATTGGTACGTCTGTATTGGTGAGGGAAAGAACTTCCGTTTATTTTTACCATACTAAATCGTTTTAAAAGTAAATGAATCAGGATCGTTCAAGCCTTGCGTCTGAATGACCCACATCTTATAATCAATAGCATCGCTCCCATTTGCTCCTTCAACGGAGATCGTGACCGGACCGGTGCAGACCTTGCCGTTTTCTACGAAATTGCCATATGATGATGCTATAGATATTTCTTTAATACTATCAGCAGGAATACACACGGCTACTATCTTCCAGTTAGACGCGGAGAACCTGAATATACCGGGACCGCCATACAAACCGTTCGATCCTAGCGCCCGCACCTCGGATGAACTCGCAGGAACTGAATTACAAATGCCTGCAAACCATTTTCTATGTACATTTACGCTGATTTTGCTGGTCAATTCTTTCTTGGGCAACGAACCATCTTCACTCGCAGCATATATGACTGTAGCAAAATAGGTTTCTCCCTGTGTGTAATTACCTTGCAGTTGTCTCGTTGCTGTCTGTATGCCACCTACTTCCTCAGAAAAAATTAGTTTGTTGTTAGGGTTATTATCATAATAAGCTTGTTCCATAGGACCTTGACCGTTTCGATATGCTGTATAAGTGATATAGCCTTTCTGAGTACCAAATTCGACATCATTAGAAGTCGAAAGTTTCCATTCTAATTTTGCTGAAGCCTTTTGAGAAAGCATATTAATAAAGATCTCTTCCAATGTAGTACCAGAAGGAATTGTATCCCCGGTCTTTATATAGCCTACATTACTGGATGTTACATTTATAGTCTGTATTAACTTTGCGATAGTGCTTCCTCCACTAGAAGAAGAGTTCCCGCTATTAATTACTTGCTGTTTGCTCTTTTCCTTTCGGTATGTAAGAGAGTCGATCTTGTTTTCAAGCTCGCCAATACGAGAATAAGGAGCTGTTTCTCCGACAGTGTATATCGGGGAGTCATAAGGGATATCAAGGTTATATTCAAGCCCTATGATACGAGAGATACGACCTTCTTCAAAGTATGCCTTATTAATAAGGTTCACTTTCTGACCAACGGTGAAACTCCTGGCAAAGTCGGGATCTTGTTTACCCGTTTCAGGATTAATGCCATAGATATAATCCGACATCATGGTGGTATTGTAAGTAGAAGGGTCCTGTTTAAGCTCTTCAATATATTCTCTTGCCCGTTCCTCGACTTCTTTCTCTGCGTCAGGAATAAGCTTGTCGGATACGAATTGGGGATCATAGCCATAGAGAATATACGTGTCACCACCTTGATCCGTAGGATGTAAAATGTCATCAGGAAGCATTCTGCCATAATCATCATTACGCTTTATCTCGTATACCTGAGCATCCTTGTTCCATGTTCCGTCCTCTGATTTTTCAGGCTGATATTTATCGCCTCCAGCTGAATCGTAAGGATTGAATGTTACTTCAAAGTCCATGCCGGCTAGAGGACCGGATTGAAAGACTATACGCAAATCTTCTCCATCTAACCGATATTCGTTTGAGAAATGGAATCCCAGGTCCGAGTCTTTAAATCTCCATGCCAACCAATCTTTCGAAGTTTTTGTTCCATCCGGATTATCTATAGTATCAGTATATGTATGAGTTGTTACCATACCCGTCAGTTTTTCACGTCTAGGATAGATATCATCAAAAATAACGATCTGCTCTACAGCTTCCTCCTCTGTCATACCTTCATAGGCATCAATATATGGTACGCCTTCAGGCATCATCAAATGCTTGGTTACAATACCTTCGGCAGTTTGAGAACCTTTGTCATCTGAGAAATATATAGATGGGACATTACCTTTTACAATGTTGTCAATTGTGTAGGTGTCGCCAAGAGAAGCGGTAATACCTTCCGGCAAACGCAGCACATTGGCTGCTTCACCAGTAAAAAAATCTGGATTGTACACAGCATTAAATGATTTCCCTGCATTTTCACCAGAAATAAATGTTACAGAAGCGCTAGCCGATTGACTAACATTCTCTAAAGTAATATCTCCGGAAGATCCTGCAAGTACCAATGTAGAGGATATAGAAGATGGAAGCTGAAAGACAACATATAGCTTTAAATCTGTGGCTCCGCGTTCAATCTTTATGTCGCTATCAATGGTTATATTGTCTGTCAACTCCTTCTCTCGATTTTCATAGATAGTACGTACATTTCCTCCAAGACCATATACTCTCGTTACGTCATTGACTTTGTATCGGATTTGCCATCTCCAACTATATATTCCAGAAGGCAAATACTCTCTTTCAACAGGAGAACCAGCTGGATAGACCATTGTTCCTATATTGAAAGAAACGCTTTTACTATTCATTGCATAAGTACCACCGATAGGCTTGCTAGATAGCAACTCATAATTTAAGTCATTTACTCCTCCTTTTACATACCCGCTTGTTCTGACAGATGCCTTAAACTTTTCTTCGATCAGATCATCAGAAGAGAAATACTTCATATCAAGTACTCTCGATGTATCGGAAATATCACGTCCGCTTACTTGCTTGACATCAAAGATCAACTTTTTGCGATAATTAGCCGGAATATTACGTGTTGCCCCAAACGCATAAATACGAGTTGCGTATGAATCTTGGCTATCACTTCTATCCATCTTGCTGACATTCATTCCTAGTTCGAAGTCAACAGGAACGCCATCCTCGCAACGGCCAAAATGAATTACTTCTTCCTCTACCCACCACTCACATTCAAAACTCTCAGCCATTTGGTTGAGGGCATCGATCATGTTTACGTTTTCGTATGAGATCAATTTAGAAGAAGTATCTACTGTCTCATCTATTTCGCATTTAAACGTTTTGTCATGGTACTTATAACCTAGGACTTCCAAGTTCTTCAGAAACACATCCATGTGAACCTTTAAGATATCAGTAAGATTCCAGCCTGCCTCACGACTACCGCTATCAGGACTATAGAAAAACTTCTTGTTTTTCCACTTCCAATAGTAAGCATCAAGACGGAGTTCGTAGTCATAGCCACCTGTTGATGTGTTATAAGCAGGCTTATACAAGTCCACAAGTTCAAAGACGCCTAACTCGTTATCTATACCATCTCCTAACTTGAAGTGTACAGGATCATCCAATGAAAACTTCAATGTGATATAATCCTCCTTCATCAAGAGATATTTGCGCTTACTACCTTCATTAATTGGAGTAGAATAGCGTATGTTTCCGAATATGTCTTTGATATCTATCATAACATTTCCAAAGTTCGGAGATAAAAAAAAGAGTGCCCAATTTTGAGCACTCACAGATACGACAATGAAATCAATGTCGTAAATTAGATATTTTCAACACGGTTGGACGGGTCAGATTCATTGAGTTTTAAGCTAAATTTGCCTATTCCTCTCATGAACTGGCTGAATTGACTGCATGATTGATAGATCGTTTTATATACAACAGCAGGTTGATACTTGGTCTTTATTTCAAGAACTCCAGTAGCTAGTTCCTCGCAGAAACTGCTATAACGAGCAAAAAATTGTTCCTCACTGGAAGCCGTTAGATTGATCTGAAGGGTTAGATTTCTCACATCTACCCTTGGATTGGCAATAACTACCCTTTTCCCATGCTCTAATCGGCTCTCATTCTCTATGAATGCTTTACTAGGGGCAGGAGTCATTAATGCAGATAATGAGGTATCATCCATGCTTATTCCCCATTCTACGTAAGCATCCTTGCCATTTATGAATAATTCTTCTTTCATTGGAATACTATCACTTCTATTTATTATTTACTATTAAATTGTTTAATTCCGCTATTTATACTATCCAACTTATTACCAAATTCATTTATGATTCTCTTCTGATATCCTGCTATATCTTCCAAATAACTGTTAGAAGAAATAGCAAGATTCCTTATCTCCGTCAGGGTTATGCTATTATTCCCGACTGTCACTGAAATAAGGTTCATTGACACCAACATGGATAACATGGAGTTCTTTATCTCCTCCCCCGCTATCTGTAAGGCAGTGAAACGCCCGTTAAGTTCTTCGCCTGTATCCTGAGACATGGCAGCAAATCCTTTTTGGGAAGAGGATTGAGAGGTAGATGCCCCGGAACTACCTACTATCTGTTCCCAAGCTTCACGATCTGATAATGCACCATTAACAATATCATCCCACTTATTTCTCAAATCCTTAACATCACTTGCAGTAATTCCACCTTCCTTCTTATTTGCTTCAGCGAAAGCTTCATACCAGTCTTCTAATGCCCCTTCATAATTTTTAGCAAACATAGAAGTGAAAATAGCCTTTCGCATATATTCTTCAAAGTTATCGGCAAAGTCCTTTGAAGAAGCGTCCATATCCATGAGAGTATTCAAAAAGCTATCAAATAAGCTATCAAATGACATTTGGGTAAGTTGCTCATTAATGGAATCTATAATTTCTTTCTCAGTATCTCCATATTGAATAATGTTCTCTAAATAATCCCTGAAATCACTATCCATATGAGCCCATAATCCTGAATAATTGTTTTTAATCCATTCTAACTGTTCCGCTGACATATTTAGCATACTCGACATACTACTAAAGTCTACTCCACCAAGTTCTCTAGATATATTACCCGCAACATCTTTCCAATTCTTTCCATCGTATTTATAAGACCCTTCCCACATCCTATATTTTATGGAATGGCTACCAGCGCTTGCTCCCGAATCCAGTCTTGAAGTAGCAAGTTCTTTTATTATTTGTTTCTCAGAGTTCAATAAATCAAGTGCTTCTTGTCCTACTTTTGTTGCTTCAATTCCATAAGATTCTTTGATATAGGCTTTTTTCTTATCAAGAAGCTGATCCCATACATCAAGTAATGTATCGTACTTTGCTACCATCTCTTCATATTCAGAATAATTGGCACCACCAAGCCCCATATCGATACCTAACATTTTAAATGGCACTTCTACTGTACCCCCAATAGCACTTATTACATTATTTACAACGTTTTTCCCAAATTCGATACCTCCATCCTTGCCGAACTCGTCAAGGAGTGAAAGAATGGCAGCTATAATCCCCCCTATCTTGCTACCGGACTCACTTAGTGCATCGACTAAGCCACCAACAACAGTACCAAAACTGCTCAAACTAAACTCAGCACTTCCAAGCTGAGTCATGGCATTAGCAACAGCTGTTATATTACTGATAGCCTTATCTTTAGATTTTTCTACATTCGTTTGTGCATTAGCTTGATTTTGTTCCGCCGCATTCTGTTTCTTCTTTGCTTTCTCAATAGCAACTTCATTACCTGATTTCAAAGCCTTTTCTAGCTCCTCCTGCGCTTCTTTTACCTTAAGGACGGACTCCTCGTATTCGTTTAGAGATTCTCCTAATCCCCCAAAGAAACCACCTTTATCAACCAAAGCATCATTAATAGAATTTATAGCAGTCTCAATTATTTGAATCTGCTCAGGGGTAGAGTTTTTAAACTCTGGAGATTTTTTAAACTCCTGTAACTGCTTCTTAATCTTCGTCAGTTGATCTTTAGTAACCTTACTTAAATCTCCGAAGATCATTTCCCAGTTTATCCCTTCTTTGAGTTTACTCAAATCTAGATTCGCTATTTCTTCATCCCATTCTTTTTGGAAGGTAGCCGCTTGTCCTGCGTCAGCTGCTTCATTAACAAGGCTTATATACTTGCGGTCAATCGCCTCTTTCTTCTGGGTAAATGTACCATACTTGATAAGATACTCATTCCAAGAATCTTCCTGTTCACGTATCTTGTCATTGATCTGTTTCTTGGAAGTATTGCCTATAATACCATCAAAAACAGAGGTGTTGACTTTAACAGTAGATGGATCAAATGTTTCCTTGACATGCTTCGGATTTTGTTTGGCTATTAAATCCTCCTTAGCATCGAACTTTTCTTTTTCAAGCTGAATAATAGTACGTATATAATCTTCTTTTTGTCGTTCTAAGTTTTGAATCTCTTTTTTGTTATCAAGTTCTCTTTGCAATTGTACTCTTTTGAAACCATCTGTTTCTTTATTTATTTTAGTTTGAGTTAGTTGATTTTCTAAATCTTCAGCCTGACGATTCTTTTCTAAAGCTTGTTTATCCAACAAAAGAGAATACTTCTCCTGCTGTATACGTAGTTTTTCTGTTTCCTTCTCTTGTCTAGACAATGCACTACCAGTAAGTCCACCTAAATTTTTGTATCTCTTTTCAGCGACACTTACTGCATCATTCTTTTCTTTTAATGTTTTCTGATAATTTTCCTCAGATTTGTATGTAGCCTTACCTGACTTTACGTCTTCAACTTCCTTCTTTGCTTTTTCCCATGCGGCTTTAGCTTCATTACGATAAGTTTCAGCACTCTTCCATTCTGCATTAAGAACTCTATCGTTCAGTTGTTTTATACGAGTAGCTAGGATTTCCGCATTAACGGGAGCCTCCGCTCCTTGAATCTTAATCCATTCTTTTCCCGAATCCTTCAATAAAACCTGATAGCCTTCAAGCATTTTTTTATATCCTGTAGCAGTCGTTTTATCCATTGTATCAATTGAGGCCTCCCATGCTGTCTGCTCTTGTCTGCGTATTACTTCTTGTCCTGCCCCAATCGTATCGGATAGAGCACCCATCATTTCAATAATATAATCTTCTACAGAAATACCTACGCCTCTTTTGTTTACTGCATATTTCTTTAGAAGAAAATTAAAGTCTGATTCTTCAGTAGATGTCCTTCCTGACTTTTTCTTCTGTGCAAGAGACAAAAATCTTTGGAGTTCTTTATAACGAGTAACATCGTCGTTATTATTTTTCACATTCATCAATTCTTGACGAATCCGAATTTGTTCATTCTCTAATCTACGAGCATCTGTAAGATTATCAATTAGTTCTTTTTCTGTTTTATATTTATTGAAAATATTTGGATACTTTGATTGAAGCACGTTAAACACCTCTATTTTTTCTTTTTGGGTAGCATTTTCATCCTGAAGAACGGAAAGCAGATCATTAATGTGTTTTTTCTCATCATCCAAATATTTATTATACTTATCAGTTCGATCGCTAATACGTGCTAATTCCCGCTCTTGTATAGTCGTTGCATCATGTAACGCCCACATAGCAGTCGCAGCGCCAACAAGTAATGTCGCCACAAGTATATAAGGATTACTTAGCATTGTTTTATTCAATAATGCTTGCTGAACCGTCATTGCTTTTGTTGCCACTATATTTTTCATTGTAGCCACAAATTGTAGTTCTTTAGTTGATATATCAAAGACTCCATAAGTTTTCGTTATTGCATAATATGAAATCGTTGCAGCTTTATATGTACCATAAGTGGAAATTAGCCCTATAAGTATCCTACCAACAGTTTCATAATGTTCAACCAAATATTTAGCTGTATCAAGCGATGCATTAAGAGTATCCTCATTCGATTTTCCTATTTTATTCAACATCTCATCCCAAGAATCACCAAGATTTGAAATTTTCCCTGTAAGTGTTTTTGATTGTTCCTGCATCAAGTTAAAAAACTTTCCACCTTCATCTGTCAAATTCTCAATAACCTTCTTTACTTCGGGAAAACCAATCTTTCCTGCTGAAACCATTTTGTTTACTTCATCCGTAGACTTACCATACATATCTGCCAGACCTTGAAGCATAGGAATACCAGAAGTGGTAAACTGCATCAGATCACGAGCATAGAGTCGTCCTTGCGTCATGGTCGTACCATAAAGATATGTTAAACGTTCAAGTGGCAATCCTAATCCAGAAGCGATATTGCCTAATCGTACCAAAGTATCATTTACCTCCTCCGCTTGAAAACCGTAAGCGACAAGTTGTTTTGAGCCAGTAGCAAGTTCAGTCACAGAGAAAGGGGTTTCAGCAGCAGTTTTCACAATCTGAGACATCAAAGTATCTGCTTTTTCTTTATTCTGCAGAAGTGTAGACAAAGACACCTCAATCTGTTGCATTTCTCCACGTACCTTTACAACATCTGAAACAAACTTTTTCAACATAGCAGTACCACCGATTGCAGCAAGGGTCTTTTGGAAAGAAACAGCCATTTGATTGTTGGAATCAACAACCTTCTGAGTTTCTTTCTGATATAGGCTTTGTTCATCTTTCAACTTACGAACTGATAATCGAGCTTGTGCCTGCTGTGTTTGTAGGTCAAACAAAGCAGCTTTTTCTTCCTGTAATGCCGCTTTTGCACCCTTAAAATCTGCAAACAAAGCATTTCCTCTTGTTGTTCCAGCTCCTGCCTTTCGGTATGCTTCGCCCAAAGTTCTAACATCGTTTTCAATGTCTTTTATCAAAGTTTTTTGCTGAATAATCTTCTCAGTTAATGTGTTGATAGACTGAGCCCCCACATATACCTGTTGTTTCAATACATCGCCAATATTGATATTACTAGACGTGTCACTAAGAGTAGGGTTCAATTTTCCACTTCCAACGCTCACAATTCTTTGGTTTACTCGTTCAATATGCTTTTCAAGTTCATCAACCTGCTTTTGAAAGGATGATATACCTTGTACCTCTTTAGGAAAACTCTTCATAATCTCTTGAACACGTTCGAGAGATTTCAACGAAATCTTTTCAAATGCCACATCAATCCTTTTACCTTGTGCTTCAGCAGTATTTGCAAGCTCAGTAAAAGCTTTTTGAGATTCACGAACTTTACGCATTACATCTTCATTATTGTAAGTTGCATCAAAATGTAAACCAGCCATATATTTTTATTTATAATTAATTCTCAAATTTAGCCACTCTCCCACCGTCTCAACTAAAATCGCTTATTCAATATCCAACAATAGCCTTAATGTTGGATATTTCCTCAAAAATAGATACTAAACAGCTATTTATCTATCAATTAGGCACTCAATACTTCACATTGGACAGGTTGTGAAATATTTGATAAATGTAAGTTTAAAGAGTTGATTTTTCTATTTCTACAGCAGCAGTTACACGACAAAGTAAAGATTGTCGTGAGAAAGTTTGAATGAATGGGATTTCTTTGTAGTTTTGCGAAATGTTTAACTAAAAAATAACAATCATGGAAGACATGCAAAATCTTATTGGATGGATAATAATCATCTTTGGTATTCTCCAAATTATCCTCTTTTTCAAAATATGGGTAATGACAGACAATGTAAAAAGAATAAAAAGCAACCTAATTAATAATGCAGATACTTCATTTGAAGCTGCACAAAAAGAAATTATATTTGGACATCCTGATAAGGCGTTTGAAATTTATAACAAATGCTATGTAAATGATGTTGCAAGATTACATAAAGAAACTAAAAATGCGGGAATGAATTCAGAACCAGCAAAAGATACTTATGAAATAAAATATAAAGAAAAATGCCAATCATACGAAAAGGAATTAGCAAAGTTAGGCAATAAGTATATTATTGATTTCTCTCATTTTGATTCTTTTGATAAAATAAATGAAATCATGTCATAACAAATAAGGGGGCCCTCACATTCAGAAACATTTGCTTCAACATCAAATATGAACAATAAAGCCGGAGCAATAAACTCCGGCTTTATTATTAATCACGCATCCTAATTGTAAAAAAAAGTTTAAGATAAAGGAATAAAGTATGGAAAAAGAAGCCACAATAAAAGCCTTAAGTCAAACGATTGATTGTTGTTTTGACAGTCTTAAAGAGGCAAGAATAAAAATACAAATATTGGAAAATGTGAAAAAAGAGAGGGATCTCATTTCCTTAATAGAGAATTCCAACGAATATGAAAATGTAAAAAAAGGATTATACCTTACATTAACATGCTTTATAGCGAAATATAATACCGCAGTTATCCTAAAACATATAATAATTTCAGGAAGGGGCAAGGATGTTATTTTTTTTGAGAAAGACTTATGCCTTACGATCTATGAAACGCTATTGAATTTAGATAAATATACCCCTTATATAAAAGGAGAGTCTCATAATAATAATGAATTATTAGATGATTATTCTACTTTTCTACAAAAAATGGAGGTACTAAGGAAGTATAGAAACACCTTAAGAGAAATAAGAAATAACAGCACTGGCCATGTTAGTATGGATTATATTAAATATTATGATTCTATGCTATTACTAAATGATTTACCACTTTTAGAAATTATCAATAAATTCAATAATTTAATTGACTTTTTACTAGAGTTCAATAGTAAAATTAACAAGAACTACTCAACAATAAAATATGCAGAATTTGAGAAAACACAAAATGCACTATCACATCAATTGGGGCTAGCAATGAAAGAGCCAAATCTTTCTCCTGAAATGAATCAGCTCCTTAGTGATTTGGGAGAGTATGCAAACACGTTAAAACAAGTAATAAAGCCCAAATAATCCAATAACCACCAAAGCGCCCCATGTGTCGCCAAACAGAGTATAGGGTATTCAATAAAAACACTAACACTATGAAATTATATAAATATAGAGCTGATATATATAGAGATTTGTTGACTCTTGTCAATAATCAAATATATGCACCAACCGCACAAAATCTTAACGACCCAGCTGAGACCATAGTCAATGACAGTAAGATGTATGAAGTTTTTAATCTCATGGAGAAAAGTGGACTTCCTATAAATATAGCAAAAGATAATTATGCAAAGATAATAGCACAAGCAAGAACTGAATTGGGAATATTCTCTTTAAGTAAAACAGTCGTTAACGAATTACTATGGGCATATTACACTAATGGACATAAAGGCTTTTGTATTGAATATGATTCTGAACAGCTACAAAGGTCTTTATCAAATGGACATTTGCACAGCGTTTTAAATGTTCAATATAAAAATGATACCCCAGAATTTTCAATGAATAGCATAACTAACAATTTAGTAGATGATACACAATTTATAAAATGCTTAATCGCAACTAAATCAATGGCATGGGAACGTGAAGAAGAAATTAGAATAACTTTATATTCCTCTGGCTTATTTGAAATATCACCCGAATCTGTCACTGGAATATATTTTGGTCTTCGAATGCCTGATTCAGACAAAGAACTGATAAAAAACACCTTGAAAGGTCGAAATATAAAATATTATCAAATGAAGCTAAAGCCTAATAGCTATCTATTAGAAGCTGAGTTAATTAAATAAAGTACTAAATTTAAGATGGAGGAATAAAAAACACATTACTATGAAAACAGCATATACAGCAAATGGTACTTTCCCTGGAACTCCGTTAGTGGGAGACAATAGCTTTGCAAAACTATACCATTATACCAATCTTGATTCATTTATAAAAATATGGGAGAATCAAACTTTAAAATTCGGTGTTATATCAGGAGTTAATGATATTAATGAATATAGTAAGCGAATTTCAACTTCATTATACAATGGCACGTTAATAGAAATTGGACAAATAATTCGTATAGCAGCCGAAATCATAAACTCATACAAACAAATAAGTTTCACTAAAGATTATGATTCTTATATAAAAGGGTGTATGTCGCCAATGATGTGGGGGCATTATGGAGCGAAGGGAAAAGGTGTTTGTATAGAATTAGATTACAACAAGATACATTTTGATGATAAAATGTACCGGAAAAGTATTATATACTCTAATTTAATTAAGAACGCAATTGAAATACCTATATTGGTAAATGACAAATCAACAATTGAAGAATATATAATCAAAGAACTTGATAATATATTTTTTACAAAAACATCAGATTGGATTGGAGAAAATGAATTCAGGGTTGTAAGTAATGTCTATGATTATTTAGATATAAAAAATGCAATAACTAATGTTTATGTAACTGATTATTGTAGTGATACATGTATTAAAGTTGAAAAGTTAGTAAACGACCAAGTTCCAGTCAGTTTTTTACATTACATCGGTACTGGAAGTGGATGGAGGTTACCTGTACTCACAGATATAAAAAGTGCTCGTGAACAAGAACTCAAATCTCGCAATAACCCAAATAATGTATTGAATTTAATATAGTTTTAATCACCAAACGCCCCATACAGTCGCCAAACTAAGTATGGAGCATTAAAAATAACATCAAAACATAAATACTATGGAAGATTACATAAAAGAAACTTTAATAGCTTCACCTTATCCGTTTTGGCTAACAGTGCTTATATTTGCTCTAGTAACCGGACTGGTGCAATGTATAGTTTTCTATTTTAAAGAAAAAGGGAAAAACCTTGCAACAAAACAGGATATAAAAGACATAACTGATAGTATAAAATCAGTAGAATCTAAATATGACAGTTCATTAGAGGCATTTAAAATGGAATTACTTAATGAACACGAGTTTTCAAAATCACTTTTTGAAATATGTAATAATTTAGACAAGGATCTAATAAATCATCTAATCAAATGTAAAAAAGATATTGAAAAGGATGGAAGCTATGATTCACAAGGAAAATATGGACATGCCATTAAATCTATCACCGATTTAGGAGATTTTCTACATAGTTACGAATCTAGATATTCAAATTTAAAGGACTTCAACAAACTGATAAAAGAATGCGATAATATGCATGGCGTCTATATTGATTTAGATAGTAAAGAAGCAATTCAACGTACAAACTATCGTTCTGTAACAGAGAAAGCTCTAAAGTATATAAAAAACATACTTAAAACAATAATTCCACCAATCAAAGTTAGTAGCGTAAAACAGCCGGAGCACTAAACTCCGGCTTTAGTTATGCCCTAATCCAACACAAAGGCGACTTCTAAAAACAACCACAATAGAGGCATTGGAGAAAATTGTGGCTGAAATCAAAGAAAAGCAGGAAAATAGTTGATTAGTTAAAAATAGTATATACATTTGTGTATTGTTTAATATTTAAAAACACACGATTATGGGATGGGTTCTTTTTCTTATATTTTTATGTATCATATCTTTTATGGCAGGATGGACTACATTAGGATGGATTTTTGTCGCATTTTTCGTTGTTGCTGGAATTGCTCTTATATGGGCAAGTAACGAAAATCAAAAGAAGCAAGAAGAACTAAAACAGTTAAACGAAAAAGTGGCTATTAAAAGAAAGGCTGAGAAAGAAGCTAAAATCCCTGTTTACAATGCCTCTCGTAACGATCTTATATCCAAATATGGAGAGCCTGATAAGACTTTTATTTTTGAAGAACTTAATCTTCAGAAAGAAATAATTGTATTTGGAAAGGTAAATCGCATTTGGCTCTTAGGTAAAGACTTACCAATGAGCGATATACTAAGTTGTACTTTCAACGACAATCAACGTATAGTAAAAGGAAATGTTTCTTATGAAACCAAAACAAGTACAGGCAATATGGCTAAACGTGCGATTGTTGGAGGTGTCTTAACCGGTGGCGTTGGTGCTGTTGTTGGTGGAGCTACTGCGAGAAAAGAAACCACCGTTAAGCAAGAGAATGACAAAATTATACATGACTACACTGTGATTATTAATATAAATAGCTTATCAGAACCGATAGTAAAAATTCCTTTGGGAACAGATGGAGCAAAAGTAAATGAAATTGTAGGGCTTATGAATGTTATTATTAGCAGAAAAAAATAGTTATACAACCTTCTTACGACGAAGTAGTCGGAGTCATCCGAATCGGCAATAATACTCATGTAGTGAATAGTAAGGAGGATATTAAGAAACTGGCGGAGAAACTTTAAAAATTAGAATAGGAGGTTATTATGGCGGAAAAGAAAATACTAAAATCGAAATATTCCGGAGAAATCGAGTTAAACGGTATAAAAATTTCATGTGCCGTATTAGAAGACGGAACAAGAGTATTGGTAAATAGAAGTCTTGCGAATGCGTTAGGTATAAAAGGAGGAGGCGCTTACTGGAAGAAGAAAAAAGAAGAAGGAACTCTCCTTCCTGAATATTTGTCAGCTAAATATTTAGAACCATACATCTCAGATGAATTAAGAGGAATCATCTCAAAACCAATACCTTATATAAACTCTGCAAATAATAATTCAGAAGGAGTACCTGCTACTTTATTGGCTGATATTTGTGATGTATATGTAAAAGCAGCACAAGGAGGCGCTTTCGCTGATAATCAGGAAGTTCCGCAAAATGCTTACAAAATCTTACTAGGATTCTCTAAGGTTGGTATTGTCGCTTTAGTCGATGAAGCAACCGGTTATCAATATGACCGTGAGAAGGACGAACTTCAAAAAATTCTCAAAGCATACATTGCAGAGGATTTACTTCCGTGGCAAAAACGTTTCCCTGATATATATTATAAAGAGCTATTTCGATTGAATGGCTGGGACTTTACTGTAAATGGAATAAAGAAAAGACCTGGAGTTATCGGTAAATGGACAAATTCTATCATCTATGAAGAACTCCCCAATGGCGTACTTGATAAGTTGAAAGAAGTAACTCCCAAAAGTGAATTAGGAAATAGAACTGAAAGATATCATCAATATCTAACACTTGACGTCGGAGAACCAAATCTTGAAAAGCAGATCAATAAGGTTATCACACTCTTTCAAGTATCCGACAATATGAAACAATTCTGGGACAACTTTAAGAAGATGAAAATGCGCCAGATTGGACAAATGGAGTTACCATTTGATTTTGACGAGAATGGACATACAAAAGATTAATCACTTGCCCCAAGTGTGGTACTAAATTTAAGATGGAGGAATAAGAATATGGAAAATACAACTTCACTTTATGATAATATCGTTTCTTATATTTTAGAGAATCAAACAATAATATCATCATTAACATCATCTTTAATAGCCTCATTAATAGCCGTTTATGCACTGAAATATTTTCACAAATATTTTTTGAAATATACAATAAAAAAAGATTTAGATAAGCTGCTTTATCAGGAAAAAAGCTTAAATGACGAAGTTCACGATTTGGAAATTAAACTTGAATCCGAACGCAATAAAATCAATAGCGAACAAATTTCATCCGAAGAAAAAAAGCAAATACAAAACGATATCAACTCCATCAATAATCAGCTATTTTTAATCAAAAATATTCTTGAGGAAAATAAAGAAAAAGATTATCACATAAAATTATTAAATGATAAAATTCGAGATGCATTTAAAGGTATTAAGGAAGTTAACAATACTATCGAACGAGAATATGAGAGGCTCAATAAATTATACTTATTATATAAAATTATTTCTATAGGTATATTTATCTTTTTAATTATTATTATTACATGCATATGTTATAAAATCAACTCTGTTAATACATATCCCAATATCACTCAATACCTCCCCCTAATGCTACCTATACCAATAGCATTAGGATTGCTTTATGGATTTATAACCCAAATGAACAGAGCGCAAATTCAGATGGTTCAAATAGCAAAGGAAATACGTGAGATAAATTATACAGAGGAATTAATGCTAGCAACCAATACGCTGGCAAAAGATATAGATGAAGGAACTGAAAAAGTAAATAATGCAATAGATAAGCTATTGGAAAAAAATATAAACTCAGATTCAAATGTTCCTCAAAGTATGGAATCACTTAGTAAAATCATTGAGAAAGAAGGAAGTGTAAATATTATCGTTGACATTTTGAAGAATGCAATAAAAGTTTTAGAGAAGGGTAAAGAGCGTTAATTTATTTCATTCAAACGCCCCATACAGTCGCCAAACTGAGTATGGAGCGTTAAAATAATAGTTACCAGGTATTGAAACTCTGGTAACTTTTTTATTATCTACTCATTTCTCTTTCAATTATTTGATTTGTCAAAATTTATAAGTATGTTTGCGGATAAATTAATAAAAACAGGAGGTAATATTATGAGTAATTTTAGTTTTATGAATGGGACAAAAGAATACATCCATAAAAAAGCTGAATCATTTTTGAAAAACAATGGAGTTGATATATCATTGGATGATATAAGAACAACATTATCGTTAGATGAACCTATTTTTGAAGATTGTAAACACAGAGCCCAAGCAGATTGTGTTGCTCAGTATATAGAAAAATTAATGACCGCTGTTTTAAATGAAGTTTCAAAGAAAAACGAAACTACTTTTTCAGAAGAATATGATAATTTTCGTATACATTATTTACATAAATAGATGGTTAAAGCCGGACTAACCATCCGGCTTTATCTTTACCCACCATTCAGCCCCATACTAAAAGTAAAGCCCCGAATCAATTGAAATCCGGAGCTGTCAAATGAACTGCATAAAGTTGTTAATCAAGCAAAGTTCACATGACTTAATTCATTGCCGAAATTTTGTAGAGCTTTCTGTATCTTTTCAACAGTCTTTTTACTAGGTTGTCTTCGTCCTGTCACGTAGTGGCTTAATTGCCCTTGTGCCACTCCTGTTATACGTTCAAGTCCTGCGAGAGATAACTTATCACTATAATACGCAAGGAAAGAAGCCACATCATAGCTGAAATCAAACTCCACCTCAGGAAATTCCTTTCCTTCCTCAATGAAGAACTCTTTCATTTCATCACGAGCTAGCAAGAAATCCTGCATAGCTTCTTGAGCAGTCTTTCCGTCACCCGTAAGACCGAAAGGCAAATTGTTATCATCGGGCATATATGCGCTATACCCGTCGTTGCTGCGTTCTATAAAAACTCTAACTTTCATAATCGTGTGTATTTAGATGGATAGGATTAAAAATTAACCCCTGAATCCCGTTTAATTGATTTTAATGTTCCACTTGCTACCTCTTGCTTGCCGTGATTGCTTGTAGTAAAGAACTTGCCTGTAATTGGACTATACCATAAGGGATGTCCGGCTCTTTGTTTTTTTGTCTTTACGCACCCACCTTCAGCAAGTAGTCGTTCCAGTTCATTATACTTCATATCTTATTCGCTTGATTAACAATACAAAGTTAATGATATTAAATTTAATATCAAACAAATCGCTACGCAAAATGATATTAAATTTAATATCATTAACAATATATGAAAATTAAAAGTTAGTCTTATTCACCAATCATTCTCCGAATCAACTCCCTATTCCTCGGATCATCTGCATTTATCACCTCTCCTGCACCTTTTCCAAGCAATTTCCGATCCTCCTCACTCAAATAAATAGTAGTAATAGCATCAGCCATGAGCATCTTTAGATTAGCATAGCTGATTCCCCACATGACATAATCCATCGTCCATCCATAACGCTGACAAGCAAATTCTATCAATGTCCCATATGTACTATTGCCTCCAAAGGTAACACTGCTATTATCTTTCTTTACTGCGGCTATCCTGCTGCGTTCTAAGCGTTCTTTGTCTATTCCGAAGTACTTGATAAACTCTTCTGTATTATCTCCGGACAGAACGATTGTAAATATGGTAGCGAGTTCTTCTGCTGCTAATTCAGAGAGTTCCTTCGCCCGTGCTTCCACCTTAATGCCATCAAAGACATCTTCCTTCCGGTTGAACGTATAGTTAGACAGTATTCGGCAAACAATCTCCTTCTTTTCGGTACATAACCGAATGGCTTCCAAATATGGATTAGCAGATATCAGTCTAGCATCAGCCTCCAGGCTCTTGAACAATCTTGCCAAGTGATAAGTTATCCCCAACGTAGGAGGATATAAATAAAATTGCTGACTACCAATATTGAAACCGACAGGTCTCTCAATGATGGTATCAGCAATGTTCATTTCAAGCAATTCTTTATCTTCCATAGTGCTAAATAATTAAAGAGTGCCGGTTAAAGCACTCTTTTCTGAAAACAATCTTTTATTAACCTTCAGGTGCAGGAGCATTTGCGGTATAGGGTTTAACCTGATTGCCGGTAGCAGGTTTCAATGCGTCAAAAGTATATTTCCATTTCTTTCCTTCTGACGTATCGAAAGTATCTTCTACTGAAACTGTTGCCCGATCAATCAGAATCCCTTCGACAGACGAATCTTCAGGAGTAAGCCGGACAGCATATTCTTCCTTGACTACTCCATCCTCATCTTCGATAGGTTTACTTCTACCTTTGGCCGCGCGGATCTCGAACTCAAAAGCGTATGTATTTCTGGAATACTTCACCGCTTCATTTTCCCCGCCTTCAACCTTAGCTTCCTTCTTCTCTCCTTTGCTTGTCGTTAGTTTAGTAGAGTTTTCTACCGGATCGTATTCTAACTTATCCCATTTAGTAGGTGCAGCTCCATCAGCACCCAGCTTTCCAAATTCAATTTTGGGTTTTCCCCATGATAATTGTGCCATAATACTTATTCGTTTACTTGTTTATACAATAACTTGTTATTGATGAAGTGCTCGCTCTTACCGTTCACTTCCATTACCCTTTGTTTATCCAGCGTGAAACGGTAATCTTCTCCACGTTGCACTTCTAAAAGTTCAGCGGCCAGTTTGCAGAGTTGACGCAGACGGACTGAATTCTCCTCAGCCTGCCCATCACGTAGATTATCGGGAACATAGATATTCACATTTACAAAAGCTTCCTGAATCTGTCCTTTGCCATTGTCAAGCATAGAAATGACAATATCTTCCTTGCCTGAGTTAAGCGGTCTTAGAGTCTTGCTCAATTTCCCGGTAACAGCCTTCTCCAGTTCAGACCCTTTGATTATTTTGTAAACATCATCCTTTATTTCAATATCCGATTTCATCCTACTACCTGACTTTTAAGTTTCTCCATCATATGATAAAATTCAGCATGAGCCAACAGCTCTGCAGAAGCAAGAACAGACTTACTACCTTTAGCTTCTACATATTCGGCATAATGCATACCAGCAACGACAATCAGCACATATCCGCTTGAGTAGTTCTTAGCAAGTCTAACAGCTAGTTCCTTACCTGTTTTCGATCCTTCTGAACCACTTAAGACAGTTTCAAAGCCGGACGTCTTCACAATCTCCCCATGAGCAACAACGACATAACCAACAGAGCTTCGAAGATTTCCAGTTTGATTAAACCAGCTTTCTTCTTGTGATCTATCTCTAGCCTCTGTCACGCACTCATTACCTAGATTCGCCAAAGCCTGAATAGTAACCGAATCGATCTGTTTAGTTCCTGTATCAAACATAGCATTAATCTCCGACAATGATGTAGTCATTCTTATAGCCATAGTTTTGCATTTAATTGTCCTCTGTGAAAACCTTGAACCTGTTTTTCAGCTATTACGCACCCATTGTTTAATAGCCGGATAACATCACCTATCTTGAACTCTCTACAATTCTGATTCAGATAAACCACATATTGATACACATATACCGTACCATCTTCAAAAGTCATCTGATTAGCCTTATTGTTAAGTTCATACCGGCAGGGAATACTACCTTCAAAGAAAGATGTGCCGGGATGATAATCGCCTAGATAGTCTTCGTAGCCTTCGATGATTACCTGGTATTGCAATATGTGAGGTCTGAAATTAGGTATCATAGGAATGTACATTTAGGTTTGTTAGACAATTCATCCTTCAATCCATATTGTTTGCACAGAAAGAAATAATAGGATTTGATTCCGTCAAAATTCCAAGAGACTGAAACTCCCCCCTCTCCCATTGAAACGGGCCGAAGCAATAGAGAGGGGATGAACTTAGCCATCGCCACGGACACACGAACTTTATTGCTTGCATCTCGTTCAACATCTCCGTTCTCTAATCCAGCATCTTCTACAATATCCAAAAGGTCAGCCTCCGACAGTTGAATGCCGAAGGTCTGAAACTTCTGTTGTATGTAGTCGTTTGCCGTCATCTTAGTATGGTGTAATCAATCTACTATATGCAGTGTAACTATAATGCGTACAATGCTTCGATTTATATACGTATCGGAACGGACATTTAGGAACAGTAACCAGCTTGCTTTGAATAGCCGGACTTTCAGCAATAACAAATACAGGTTGCGGGGCTGTTAACACCAAGTAATCCATAGGAACGATTTTAACGACCTCGTTCTGAATCATCGGCAGACCAACATCAACCATCACGACATCTGATTTTGGCAAAATAGGTTCGCTAAAACTTGATGCCTGTACGCCCAACGAAACTAAGGACATCATCAAAAAGCCACACATGGCAAAAATAAAATTCTTCATCTCTTTACTTATTTATAAAATTAAACAATGGAAGGGTAGAGATACTACCCTATCCCTTTTATTCGATACCTAATGCTTCTTTCAAAGCAGAAGTCTTTTCTTCATCCAGTTCGCCTGCTTTAGAAAGAAGTGTTCCCTCTCTCATATTTGCAGTTACAGAAACACCGATAGACTTCAATGCTTCTACAACGTCTTTCTTTTCAAACTCCTGCTCGAAGAGAACAATCCCCTTAGAGGCTTTCTTCTCTTCAATAACTTCGGCAAGTTTGCGATCCGAAAGATCTTTCACACGGGCTTCGTCTTCAAAATCGAGGATTGTACCCGGATTATACACTTCGCCAGTAAACTTGTCGCAGAAAATATTAATCACTTTAATCTTCATAGAATCCTCCTTATCCCTCCGGGATAGCGTTCATGGTTGATAAATCGAAATTCACAATCTTATTCGGAGAAGTAAACTCAGGAATCCACTCAGCAGTGTACTCCATGTATCGACCTTCTTCGTCACGATAGTTGCATACCGACATTTGACCTTCAGCGGTATTATAAGAACGTCCCGGAACCGGATCGGTCATTACATACGGCTTATGGTGGCGCATCTTCATCACCTTATCAGTCTGCAACAGGGTAATACGGTTATCAGCATAAATCTGCACGTTCTCGCCCGCCTGATTCTCTACATAGTCCTCCTTGATCTCGATAGCAGGAAGCCCGATGCCGGTAAATACACTGGAGGCCATCTGGTCAGTCACCAATCCAGCGTTAACCATGAACTCACGCTCGCCAAGAATCATCTTGAATTTATCCCCGAAATCGGAAGCACCTACAATGTTCTTCATGAATGTGCCACGAGACATAATCATCTTGGAGAACACACCGTATTTAGCTTTCAGTTTTTGAATCTCCTGCTGTAAGTAAGAGATAAACTTATCCTTTACTGCAGCTTCTGGAGTAAGGAAGTGGAACGGCAACTCGATATCAAGCAACTCGATATTTTCTTTGTTGTCAGCCAAGTGAACCTGTGCTTTACCAGTCATCAATAATCCAGGAACAACGATATCCATACGCTTGTGTGGAGCAAGTAAAATCTGACGATAATCATCAACAATAAAGTCGATAATCTCCTGTAAGATTGTACTTTGTTCTGCAGTATTGGCAGCATTGAACTTATCAATGATATCCTGCAACTGCGACAAACGTTCGATATCCATTTGATAACGGTCGCCCAAGTAAGCGATTTCAGTATAACCGCTTCCGAGTGAACGCCTTTCCCTTAACGGTTTCTGATCGTTCTTGCCAATAATAGAACCAGCAACAACACCCGTTACTGTTCCAAGATAAGTCTTAAAAACACGGGTTTTAGTTTCCAAGAAATCTCCGTATTGCTTCCAATAGATTGTGTCCAATCTCATCTGAAGCACACGGTCGATAATCGCCTTAACGATTGCGGGGTCTGTGAATAAAGTTTGTATGGTCAAATTCATATCTAAACTTTTAATGATTAATACTCAAACTGGAAACGGCTTGTCAATCCCACCTTATCCAATTCATGTTTCGGAAGAACTAACTTTCTTTCCTTTACCTCATAGGCTTGCATCAGGAGAGTACAAAGAACCGCTCCATCGTTCTCAACTTTCTTCGCATCATAAAGAACGAAGTTCGCTGTATTCTTCTTCACTGTGCCTGCTACTGCAGTCGCTTCAAATAAAACTGCATCCTTAGCGATATTTTCACCGAAAGCCGCTTCAATAGTCAGGACATCATAGCCCTTGTTAGTCTTGTCGATAGCGACTACTTTCGCTCCTTTTTTACCACTTCCAATAAACATGCCGACATAAGCCAGCGATTCCTTTGCAATTTTGATTGATAAAGCATCAGCTCCGGTCGTGTAGGCTTCTACAACCTTCACGTTGCGAACCGGAATCAATGTACGTTTTACCGAATCAGCCTGAACCGGGGTGAATACGGGTAAGAAAGAACCAACAACCAAATTGGCTATGTCCAACTTCCAAGGACCGCTCTTTCTCACACCTGTCTCAACACGGTAAAACTCTTCCGGTTTATAATCCGGTTTCAAGTCATAATGTGTACCTGCTGCCATTTAATTTACTTTTTAGATTCAACAATCGTTTTTGTACCTTCCGAAATCATACCAGCAATAGATTCGTTTTCTTTCTCAATCTTTGTCTCCGCTGATTCGGGAGGGTTCACACCGCTAAAGCCTATATTAGCGAGTTCCTGCTTTGCGTCCTTGAAAAAAGTATCTAAGTCCGCATCATCGGGAATCGCATAACGCTTTGCGAATGTTTCGGGAATACCATACTCCTTTGCCTTTGCCATAATCTGCTCCTGTCGGGTAGCCTGTAATTTTTCTTGCTTTAAAGCGGAAAGTTCAGTCGAAAGATTCTTATTTGAATCAATCAAAGCTTGTGCCCATGCAGGTACATCATCTTTCTTGTCTTCCGGCTTCGGATTTGGGTTAGGATTGGGATTCTCTATTGGCTTACCATCTTTAAGGTTATGCTTCTTCTCGTAGTTCTGGACAGAAGTACGGGTAGCATCCCCTGCACGGAAATCACCATAAGAATTTAACACGTCCGAAAAGCTGATACCCTCAACAATAGAGTTTACCTTTGTCTCGTCCGTTACACCCTCTGCCTTTTTAGTGGCAATTCGGGTGAGAATAGCAGCATCCACCCCAGTAAACTTGGTTTGGAGGCCCGCTAAGATTTGTTCTAAAATTGTCATACTGTATGAATTAAAATTTGAGCTTCAATTTGCAGAAGTAAAAATACCACCAATACAGATGATTAGTAAATATTTAAGCTTCCTATTCACGACAATAGAACCATTGTCGTGAATACGGTATAAAAGTAGGAAGTAAGTAGGTGGAAGGGAAATAATTAGATGGTGTAGAATTCACCAAGAAGAGATTGTGAAGAAATAGAATAAAAAAACCGTGAACTAATAAAGGAACACGGCTACATTTTGAATTTATAAAAACTTATCTTTGAGACATTAGATACAATTCATCATAAATAACTTCCAGTTTTGAAGTATCAATATAAAACTGGGTTGCATTTTTAGGAAGTCCAAAGCCATCATCATTGCATCCTATAGGATTCCAAATGCAAGAAACACTATCCTCTGAAACTTTCTTTCCGAATTTATTATCTCTAATAAATTCCCATATCATCCGACCAATTCTATCATTCTTTGTTTTAGACATCAACCCATCTGCCCTCTGATTCTTCCTTATATAAAGGATAAAATCATCATTACCAATCTTTATTTCACTCATAGTATCAAAATGAAATTTATACTTAGTATTATATTTTTCAGTTTAAAATCCAAGCATTGCAGCTGGAGGAATATTCAATACCCGACAAAGAAGTCTTGCTATCTTCAATGTTGGCTCCGAACGTCCAGAAAGATAGTCATTAACACGTGAAGGGCTTATTCCGATCTCACCGGCAAGTTGTTTCTGCGTCATCCCCTTTTCTTCAAGAGATAATTCTATCAATTTCGCAACGGTCGGCTTTTCTATCGGATAATGCTCCTTCTCGTAAGCAATCACTATATCGGACATAACAGTGAGCTCCACTGCATTCTTATCGTTTGCAGGGGTGTTATCATCAACCAATGGCAAAAGTTCCTCTATTCTCGCCAGTGCAAATTCATATTGTTCTTTCGTTACTTTATTCATATCCTATATCTTAAATGGTTGAACAATCTATTTTATCATAATCTTTATGAGTACCAACCCAGCGAATGAAGACGTACCCAATTGTAAACTTAACAACGACAACCAACCGATAGTTGTTGCCTCTGATATTGAAAACGTAGTGTTGGTTGCCTACATAGTCAGCAGAAAGAAAATCAACCTTTATATCAGACAAATTTTTCCATTCGGCTTTTTCTGTTATATCATACCAACGCTCTAAGGCTATGCGTGAATCTTCATAACCTTTGGTTTCATAGAAATCTTTCAGCTTTTTATGTGATACTATTCTCATACGTTGTTCATTTGATACAAAAGTACTAAATAATTTTGAATTATAAAACTATTATAGCATAAATATTTTATAATATCGAATTATGCACAAGAAAAAAGCGGGACTGAAAAGCTCCGCTATCTATTCACAATTAACCAAAAGTCATTCTTTTGTAGCAGGAATCACCTTTTCATTTTTCAAACTCTGTTCTTCCTCGATTTCTTTCAACTCTTCATCAATGCGACTTATGGTATAGGCTTTTGTCCTGCGCTTGTCAGTTTTTGATTTAATGCAGCTTTCATCTTAGCAGCTTTAGCAGCTTGAACAAAATACAAATCAAAAAGAAGCTCCAAAACGTCCAATAAGAACTCTGCTTCATTAGGTTCTACATCTAATATTTCACCAGAAGCTTGGTCTTCCATTCCATGAGCAGCAATATTCCCAAAACCACGTATTATTTCCAAGTTGTCGCTTATGTATGATGGGAGTTTATTAGTTGCTATTAGCTTATCAATCTCCGTTTTGAGATTTCGTTCTTTAATACCTTCTTTCAGACGGATTATATTCTGTAAGCATCTACGACTTAAGGCTGCGCTTGCTTTGGGGCTAAATGAAAGTACCAAACAGGCTTCATTATAATCTTCAGCAAACTTAGATTCAACTTCAGGAGCAGCAGGTGTACGACCACTTCCCACAGGGAATAATTGTTTAAAATTACAGGAAGGTTGTTCTTCTATAGATACTGTACCGTCACGGTATTTATCAGCATTGTTTGCCTGTCCCAAAAGTACAATAGGCTTATCACATTCACTATTTGGACATCTCATATAGAATAGACTATAAAAAATATTTCCATATTTTCCTATGTATTTTTCTGAGAAATCTACATTTACTTCTACCTGACAATGTGGACATTTCATATCTTTAATATTTAATTTGTTACAATTTTCCAACCAAATTCTTCACATCCTCCGCAGACTTCACCTCATGTACGGTATCACCTACTTTAACAAAGCCGATAACATTACTGGCATTCGGCTTTTCAAATAGTTCAGTAACCGGCACCCCCAAAGCATCAGCTATTTTTTCTAATGTACCAATAGTAGGGTTACCTCCCAACATTTTAGAAAGGCTTGCTTGAGCCACACCTATTTTAGATGCTACCTCTGCAAGAGTTACTCCTTTCTCTTTACATACTTCCTTCACTCGTAAATCCATATATAATATATTATAAGTTTGATTTCAGGCACAAATATACACATTATATATTATAATCTAATTTCAATCTATAAAAATATATCATATTATATTTTATTAACAATGATATTATTGCCAATTATATAATATAGTCTATATTTGCACATATAAAAAATAGAATATATTATATAACACATAAAATATAAGTAGTATGAGCACAAAATTTAGAAGTCAGATGAAAGAGGTTATGAGTACTGCATGGCAGATGTTCAGAATCACAGGTGAAAGTTTCTCAGAGTGTCTAAAAAGAAGTTGGTTGCTTCTGAAACTGAAAGCACAGATGAAGAAAAGAACGGTTCAGTTCTTCTATCAGAAAGTTTCGGGCGAAATTCGTCAAGCATTCGGTACGTTACGTGACGAAGTGATAGCCGACAATGTAAAAGGTACAGGTCGCAAACCTAATGAAAACCTATTTACCTATTTTGATTGCGAGAAGAACGAGTTTCGTTCATTCAAGAAGTTCAACCTTATCAAAATCGCATGACTATGAAAGCAGAAATTAACATCGAAGAGATAAAGAACGGTGCTGTTCACTCTGAATTATTGAAAGCATTATGCCTTATAAATCAGGCTCGTAATATCGTTTCTAATACGATGGATGAAAAAGAACTAAGGGATGCCGGACAATGGGACTGCATGGATGAAACAGTCACTAAACTGAATGAATGTACTTGCGATATAGGTTACATTATTGGTATTACTGTAACTGGCAGAGTGGATTCAATGATGAAATAACACGATTATCAAAAGGCAGCCCGCACGACTTTAAAGGCTGCCTTTATTATTCACTCTTAAATGAAATAATTATGGATGAAATTTGGAAAGACATTGAAGGGTACGAAGGTTTATACCAAGTATCAAATTTAGGTAGGGTGCGAAGTTTGGATAAATACAGAAATGGAAGAAATGGCGCACAAGTATTTTGTAAGGGAAAAATATTGAAGCCTTTCAAATCAGGTCCAGCTAATTATTTGACTATTGCATTGGGAAGAAAGAAAAAAGCGTACATACATCGGCTGGTAGCAATTGCATTTATCCAAAATCCCTTAAACAAAAAAGAGGTTGACCATATCAATTGTAATATAACAGATAACACAATTGAGAATCTAAGATGGGTTACGCGAAAAGAAAACCTTAACAATCCCATTACTAAAAAACGTAATAGCGAATCACGCAAGGGCTGGTATCAACCCAAGGGTAAAGAAAACAAAAGGTCAAGACCTATCCTTCAATATTCTTTAAATGGAGAATTTATTAAAGAATGGGGAAGTCAAAGAGAAATTAAAAGAGCACTTGGGTATTCTAACGGCAATATATACAACTGTTGCGCACTAAAATCCAAAACAGCCTATGGCTATATATGGCGGTTTAAAGAAATGCAGGTTTAGTTACCTGCATTTCTATTTTGTTCCTTATTTAGAATTTCATCTTCTTGTATCTCTTTTAAAATCTCATCGACCCTATCGGCATTGCCAGCGAACATTATCCCTTCTCGCCTTGACCAAATTTTGCCTTCTACTGCTCTTACTGCTGTATTTACATTGTCATCTTCTGAATCAATCATATATGGAACCAAGTCTGTCTCGATATCAATCGTCTGTGATGCCTTATTGAACTCAGTTGGATTAATCGCTCCTAAAGCAGAAACAAGGAAATTAACCCTTCGTTGCAGAAACTCCCCTATCACTTCCGCATGATTACTTACGCTCATATGCGCACCCATAAACATGAAACGAAAAGCGGTGCCGGAAGCCTTGCCAACACCTTTCAAGGTTTCAAAAGAAATACGTGGAGTGTTAGACATATCATAAGCGTTGTTCGTAAGCGTTTCGGCTTCAAAACGAATTGTTTCAGGAACTTGGTTCCACGTCAAGTATTGAGCATCCGCACCATCTTCCAATTTGACTATCCTATCTTTTGTTTTGCCAGCAAATCCGGCTACACTACCGACTAATTTCAGCAACGGAAAGAAATGATAGTCAATACAGTCGGCATAATTAGATAACAGTTTCTCCAACCGGACACGGAAAGTCTTTATCTTTTTGCAATAAGGTTCAGGACGATAAGCATAGAGAACCGGTAGTTTGGGGAATCCATGAGCAAAAGGCGTTCTTTCTTCATACCCTTTAGACAAATCCCATTGATAAACCATTTTGTCCGTGATAGTCATAAAGCAGATGACTTCCGAATCATCCATGAGCTTCTTCTTGTACTCACGTGAGAAAGCAATCATTTTACCTTCGTCGTTGAAAAATGGGTATAGCTTATCACCTCTGAATGGAGACCATAACACGCTTTTCAGTTTCTTGGTGGGCTTGACCTTGCCACCGAACGTAGTCTTTACTTTCTTCCAGAACTTTGCCCAAAACGAATCATCATCGGTAACATACCAATATTCTGCCGCTTCTTGTTCGGAGAGCCAGGCACGGACAATCTTCTTGTTTTGATATTTGATTTTGTTGGATTTGAATACAGCCTTGACAGCATCCAGCAGCTTCTTTTCATCATCATCAGTCGGAGTGCAATCCATAGACGGTTCTGTACCAACAGTGAAAGCTGTTTGAATGTTCACTATATCCTGTTCCAAAGGAATAGAGATACGGTTCACCGGTTCAGTCTTATACTTTGCTTCGATTTCATAAGTCTTACCAGTTTTTTCATCGAAAACCTTTTCCGCTTCCTTTTCAAGAACTTTTCTATCCGGGTACTTCTCCTTGTCAACTATGATTTCATGGTGTTCGGGATTCCAGTCGTCCCAAAGTTTACAACGGTCGGGAAGTTCGGTCTTTCTACCTTTCTTCAGGTAATTTATTTTCTGCCCAATATCGGGCAATGCTAATATTTCTTCTAGAGTTAATGGCATAGCTTATATTTTTAGTGTGTGAATATTCCAGTTAAATCTTTCGGCTTCAAAATACGTCCCAAAATATGTCCCAAGATATAATATCTAATAGGATCGATACAGTGATTCCAAGCGTCTACCGGCTCATTGATATAATGCCCGTCTTTATCTTTATCCCAAACATATTTACGGAGTTCCTCAATGATATGGTATGAACGTTCAGTAACGAATAGTTCCATCTCATGTATCTTGTCAATACCGGCTTTAATAGAACCAGGGAATTTATCTACCGGATAGATGTTCACACCCCTATTTTTGATTTCCTGAATCAAACGAGGGTCGGCACTATCTCCGTAGACTTTCAGCCCCCACGGCTTCAATTTTTCGGCAATGGCATTTGTGAGCATTCCTGTTTCATAGAACAACTCATCCACATAGAGTCGGTTGTCTACGATGCCACAACGAATACCTGTTGACGGGTCGTTGGTATAACCCCAGTCGGAAGCAAGAGCCACTTTCTTTGCCCAAGTCGGGAACTCTTTTACAATTCCCCATTTCTTAAACACAGCACCTTCCGCAACATCAGCCCAGCGGCCGATAACCACGTGAGCATACTTTTCAGGATTACTCACCTTCATATCCTCCACTTCTTTCAGGAACTCCGGTGAAAGATTATTCAAATTATCCTGATAGGTAGTATGGATATGAAGTACATTCGGGTGAGTGGATACTTGAACCTGCACACCGTCAATCTCTACAAGTTTGTGAGTGTTCTCAATGTATTTCTTATAGATAAAGTGATTGGAATCGCACGGGTTCATTATGATAATAATCCGGTTCTGAATACCCTTCTTACGGATGGAGAGCATTATTTTATCGAACTCTTCCTCATTCGTCCACTCCTCCGCTTCATCACAGACGAAAGTGGTAATACCTTGGATGGATTTCAGTTTCGCCGTCTGATTCCCTGAAGAAGTTTTGATACCACGGAACATAATACGGCTCTTTGTCATCTTGTTAACTATATCCGTTTTGGTGGTCTTGAAATACTTGATTGTTCCATCAAGTTCTATCTTCTCCATCATTTCGGGGATGATAGACATACCGGCAGAAACCATCGTGTAACGGGTGTAAAGAATCTGATGAACTATCTTCTCTACGGGAGTCATTTCAAAAGTCAACCGCTCAATAAAGGTAGAAGCATTGAAAGACTTTCCGCTACCACGCCCACCAGTGATAAGAATTATAAATTTTTCATTATCCTCGTATAATGGATGGTAAATTTCTTGAGGTACTATCATTTCAGCTTGTCTTTAATCCAGGAATCAATGTTGATGCCGTGCTCTATGTCTGTTGGAATATCAGCATCTTCTGATTCTTCCCCAAAACCTTCGCTTTTCCCTAATGTAGAAAGCAAATAACGAATCATATAGCCGTCTGGACGTTCACGCCAACCCACGAAATTTCCATCTTTATCCTTTTCAGGAATACCCAATGCAAGAACACGGGCAGAAACCAAACATTCATCAACCAACGCCCCGCGCTCATCTGATATAGCATCTTTAAATTCAACATCTTCTTTCGCCCATTGATATACAGTTTTCCGAGCTACTTTAAACGTAGCCGCAACCTTAGTCAGATTTCCACCAGATTTGCGGAGAATCTTTCTAAAATCTTCTATATTAGGTTTCTTAGCCATATCCTTGTGTACGTGCGCGCGTATTTGTTACTTTCGTCACTTAATCAATTTTAATACATCTTCCCCTTTTACAAACTTGTCATCTGTGCTGATACCAAGCAAATCGCAAAAATCCTCTTTAGCGTTGTAAGAAGAAAAAGACAATGTAATATAAGCTTCTTCGTTTTGCTGTCTTTCTATTGACAATTCTCTTACTTGCTGTTTAATGGCTTTCATGTGCTCTTTCTTTTCATCATAAGTCTTCTCATCCGCAGAGGGAGTTTCAATTTCGTCAAATGATGGCAGAGGGGACAATAAATCATCCACAAAATCTAACTGAGATGGCATTTCTGTGTTTATGGAAAGAATATCATTCAATTCCCCAATGTCCAAGCCGACATTCGTATAATCTATATCAGAAATGTAGCCAGCTATAAGGTCTATATCCGGCTTTGTATTTCCTACAGCCATATATGTAAGCTGTTCCTTCTCAGCCTTATCGTCAAGAGCTACGACTTCAACCTTTACATCATAATCCGTTTTAGATGTACCATCGTATTTGTAGTGCAGGTCCATTGCCTTAATCCTTCGATGCCCGTCAATCAGATTCCTCGATTTTTCATTCCATACAATACCACCAAGAAAACCAATTTTCTGCAAATTTTTCTTTTGCAGCTTTACTTTCTCGTCCGAATGCCTTTTAGGGTTAATCGGATTAAGATTTATTTGAGAGCGTTTTATAATTCTTGTTTCACTTTGTTTTAGCTCTTTCATA